ACTGCCTACAAATCCACAACCAATTATTCCAACTGTTATAATGTCATTATTCATATGTTAATCCCAATATATTCTATTATCATTAATAAATTGCTCTTCAGAATAGACTTTTGCCCAACTAGCTCCTTGTAAATGCTGAATATAAGCTGTATGTTGCAATATCTTATATGGAAGTTCCGAGTTTATTACATCAGCATAAAATGCTGATCCAGTGTCCCAAGAAAAAGTATTGTCATTTTTTCCAGATATTATTCGTGAATCATCTAAATATCGTATTCTGTTTTTTCTTATCAGCTTTAAATTGAAATACTGTATGAATGGAATAAATCTTCCATATCTTATTACTCTTTTTCCAAGTGGACGGCATGGATAATTTCTGTCTTCTTTTTGAACATCTGCTTTTGTAATATAGACGCTATCGATAAAATCACTAGTTATTGGAACTTTTAATATAGTGTCAGAATCAAATAGAATCATGTCATCAGTTTCTAGATTGTCTAACATCCATTGAATTGCTATAGTATGTTTTAAATTTGCCCAATTTACATATGATATTGGTGCTCCATGTTCACTTATTTCTTTTGCATAATCTATTATTTTTCCACTTGTATTGTCTAAAATATTAATCCTATCATCAACTATGTCTGTAGTAAATGGTTCAGCATCACTGTTGTCAAATATTATTATCTTTATATTGTCTTGCTTACAATGCTTTAATACACTTTTTAACCACACATTTGTCAAACGCGTAGTATTGTAGTTGCATGTTGCAATGACAAATGGTTTTTCATGAATAGCTGTTTTTTTATGGCATTTTATTTTAAAGAGCGGCATTTTAGTCCTTCTCATTATTGTTTGGTCAAACATGCCATATTTCAAATGTAGCTTCCAACAACAATAATTAAATGATAATTGGTCACGCTTAGACAAATTAATGATTTTTTCTGCCCACAAATCCATCAACTTGATGCAATTTGGATCATTATGCTTTCTAAGCATTATTCCTGATTCTACAAGTCCATTTGCTTTTGGATATCCTTCAGCTTGAAATGCATTAATTAGTTTTTCTATATTTTCTTTTGTTTCTTTTCCTTTTTCAAGGCATGCTTTTGCTTCGTCATATATGCAATTTCTTCCTGGATGTTTTCCAATGTAGATAAAATTCTCATTAAGATCATATTTTTTAAATAACTTTTCTAGATTATCAACAATTTCAATATTAGCATCTACCCATAATGATATGTCATATTCTTTTAAAAACTTATGTGGAAGGATTTTTATGAATCGCTGCGTTTTTGTGTTTGAAAGATAACGCAACTCATATGGTATTGGACGAAGTTTCCACTGGTTAAATGTTGGAATGTTCATATTATCTGTAAAACAAATTAGATCCCAGCCATTTGGAACTACTGGAAGTGGTTTTAGCACATCATATTCTCCAGTTATGCAGGTATAGATGCACATTTTTTTGTTTTCTTCTTTTGTTTTTTCTTTTTCCTTTTCCTCTTTGATTGTAACTTTAAGGTTTTCAATAGTATCTATGAGCAGTTTCTTGTCAGTTTTGAACTTCTCTATAATTTTTTCTGAATTGACCTTTTCAAGGTCATATTTTTTATTAAGTTCATTGAATTTCCTGTTGAGTTCTTCAAGCGCTTTAAGCTGATTTTTTGTTATTTCAAGTTTTTTAATTAAAAATATCAATTTTTCATCTGTTTTTTCTTTTTCAGCTTCTAATTCTTCTTGTTTGTCTTCAAGTTCTTCTATTTTTTGAAGTTGCTCTTCAAGCATCTTCTGTTTTTCTTCTTCAAGCTTTTTCTTGAATTCTTCTTCTTTTTTCTTTTGCTCTTCAATAAGTTTTTTCTTCTCTTCCTCTAGTTTCTTCTTTTCTTCTTCAAGTTTCTGCTTTTCATCAATCTCATATTTATGGATTATGACATGAGGAAGCATAGTAGTTCCAACTAACTTGACAGGATTTTGTCCATGGCTGTAAATCCTAAAACAAGCAGTCTTAGAAGTATAATGAAGATTTTCTTCAATCCAGCCAATGAACTGTGACATTCCATTCTTCCATCTGCAGTAGTCAAAGCTCAACTGGTCTCTATGGCTTCCATTGATGATTTCTTTTGCCCAATCAAACATCAATTTCTTACACCTGAAATCATTGTGCTTTCTGACAATGATATTTGTCTCAGCCAAGCCAAAATGCTCAGGAAATCCTTCTTCTTTATATCTTCTTATTTGAGGATTAGTGTTTTTTGGAATATCTTTCTTTTGTCTTAAGACAACAACTTCTTCTCTGTAAATGCAGTCTCTTGATGGATGACGATTGACATACATGAAATTGTTATTCAAATCTAGAGCATTCAAAAATTCAAAAATAAGATTGCCTGTTATTTGGATATTTCCATCTACCCAAATAGAAACATCATATTCTTTCAAATAAATATGTGGAAGGATCTTTACAATCCTCTGCTTTTTGATTTTTGAAAGCCCCTCTGTATATAGGTCATCTGGAGGAAGCCTTCTAATTTCCCAAACCCCATCAGACTTTATGTTTGGGTTGTCAGTAAAACAAATATAGTCAATCCTGCTGCTTCTATTGCAGACAGGCTTAAGTGTATCATAATCTCCAATGATGCATGTATATACAACAATCTTATTCATTTAAAAGCCTTTAAACAAAGTAATTTTAATTACTTTTCATAAGGTTTATTTTAACTGTTTTGCTGTATTCCAAATATCTTGTAAATTTCTCCACTTTTATACAGCTCATCTTTCCTCCAAGGACCTCCTGCAATATGAACTATAAGAGTCTGCTGTTCATCAAATGCATTCTTTGCATCCTTTTGTTCAAATGATGGATGGTGAGCATTGAAGATCTTTCCGTCTAATATTCCACCAATGTTTGGAAATTGCTTGAAGAATGCTATGACAAACTCTTGGTCAAAGTTCCTAAATTGGAATTTTGGGTCATACGCTGCACTTGTCCAAAAATCAATGAACTGCTTGCTTTCAGGACAGTTCTTGAACAATATGACTCCAGAATTGATTCCTCCTTCATCTTCTGTCACATAGAATGGCTTGTCTAAATGCTCTATGAAGCTTTGAAAGTCAAACTTGAATTTGACAAATCCAGCATCGTCATCGATCAAAAGGACAGCATCATAGTCTGAAATATATTTCTTGACAAACAACACTTTTAGCCAGTACGGGTGTCTGTTCCATCCAATTTCTTCCTTGAATGTGTCTGAAAATACAAAATCAACATTGTTTTCAGCTGCAAATTTCTCTTTAGTTTTGTTTGTCAGCTCATACAATGTCTTCCTGTTAGGTGTAGAAACTGTCAAGATTGCTATTTTCATTATAGTTTTTTGTATGAATAAGTTATTCCAAGGTCAACTTCTGACAAATTATAGTATGTTGTCGCAATATCTGACCAAACTCCATCTTTCATAGAAGTGTCTAATGGAGTCCATGTTTTAAGACTGTCTAATGAATGCAGGGTGTCTGCTAGAACTATCTTTTTCCAGACAGTTGGATAGCAGTTTGCAATATGGTATAGGCCAGAATTTACACCTATGAACATCTGGCACTTTGAAATAAGCTCAACAGTGTCCCAAATTGAAGGAAGTCCTCTTCTGTCAATGAATGGAGTTGGCTTGTCAGTCTTTGCTCCTACTTGGAATATCTGAAAGTCTTTTCCATATTTCTGTTGGATTACATCTATGACATTGTCTGGAAAAGAAAACTTAGATGACACCCCTGTAGTATGGACACAGATTCCATTTGGAATCTTTTCAGAATCTTCAAACCTGTAAAGCCTTGGATGACGCAAGAATGTATTAAAGCTAGTGCCTTTGAATATGACTTCAACAGGAGACAAGTGTGTGTTCTTTTTTATCCTGTCATTTATGCACCATGGACAGATCAAGACATCAGGATCACCTTCTCTTTCAACATATGGATTGAAGTCATAGCACCAATGGTGTTTGACATCTATGACTTTCTTCTTAGTGTTCTTGTAATATACTTCTGGAAAATATGTATGGTAGACATGGTCTCCAATTCCTGGTCCAAGGTTGTATATTCCAACTTTGCTGTTCCTTAACAGATCTTCAAATTCTTTAGGATCATCAAAGTTTATGACTAACTGGCCATTCAGTTTAGTTATCATGCTATGAAATGCGCTCCTTGAAGATAATGGATGAAATTTGGAGTCTGGTTTGGAAAATATGATGTTGGAACATCGATTGGCATTTCATGAATGATATTCTTGTGGCCAAATCCTACGGCTATCCAATAGAACATAGTGCTATTGCATATGACTATTTCTGAATTTGCTATTGCTCTCAAGCAGTCATAAGCATTCTTCACTGGCCATCTTTGTGGCTGGTACCTAAAGGTCTCTTTGAACAGCTCATATTCAAAATCTGTTCCAATGAATTCAGCATTTTCTTTAAGCATGTCTTCATGGATTGCAAAGAACGCGTATGCAGAATGGACTCTTGGAGAACGACTTATCAAAATCTTATGCTTTTCTTCTGTTTCTTCATTGAATGACAGCCAAGGACCATTCCATTTGAAATCAAGGCCAACAGCATTCTGATGCAAGAACAATAGATTTTGGTTTGTAGCTTTTGCTACTTCTCTGTTCAAAAACGATTTTCGAAAAGAATTCAAGTTGTAGTCAATGCTGATGGGGACATTTGGATTGAACTTCTCTACTTTTTTAATATATGGCTGTGATTCTATTAATGGGGCTAAGAAATCATATCCAGCATTATTAAATTTCAATCCTTTTCCTCTGGTGTTAGCTATGACTGCATTGTTTATCTCTTCATCATTGCAAGTCATTCCACCACTAGTGTCAAGAAGAAAATACGCTTTAGCATTTTCTTTTTCACAGATTTCTTTAGTCGCACCCAATCCTGCAATGCAATCGCCAATGTCTCCAGAGTGCAAAAATGTTATAATTTTTTCCATATATAATAAAATACAAGAATGCGCACTAATTTCTTAGTGCGCACCGACTGACTATAAGCAGTGAACTATAACATTCTAGATTTTACTCAGAAAGTCATCTAGTTCACTGTCAGTTGTAATGCTTGAAGATTTCTCTTTCTTAGGTTCAGGCAGTTTTTCTTCTTCCTCAACCTTTATTTCTTCTTTTGGAGTTTCCTCCGGCAGTTCATCAGAACTGTCTTCAAAAGGAAGTTCTGAAAGTGGTTCTTCAGCTTTCATCTCAGTGTTAGATGTCTTTTCTGACTTTTCAATTGAATTTGTCTTTTCTACAACAGGCTCTTCTTCTTTAGGAGCTTCCTTTTTCTCTCCATCTCCAAAGACTTCATCTACAGATGAAAGATCCTCTGGAGGAAGATCATCTTCACTCATAGAATGCTTGATATGCTTGTCATAGAATGCATTCAAATCATCCATTGTTGGATATTGCCAGAATTCCTCATCAAAAGGAAACTTGTCAATAGCCTCTTTAGTGATAGCTGGGATAGCTTTTGGAGTCTTTAAAAATCCCATTCTAGAAATTACATTGTGAGTCCAAGTATATGTCTCTCCAGACTTCTTCTTTTTCTCTTCTTTGACAGTCTTCATCTGAATGACAAAGTCAACAGCTTCTACGCCATTGAATACTTGGTTCTTGTTCTCATGGCGTTCTTTCCAGATCAACTTAGAGAACCTTTCAAAATCTTCTTTTGTATACAGTCCAATGACTCTGAACTGGTTGTTGTTCAATGGATATGTTGGGTCTGAAACAACATATACTGGAATAAGGACTTCAAATTTGCGTCCATATTCCTTGTTCTTCTTGTTAGATTCAGTATCTGTCCAATTTGAATTCTGATATGCAATGTAGTTCAAGTTGGCGAACTTGCAAATTGGGCATGTGTCCATTGGATTGCCTTCCCAATGCTCTTTCACATATGGAGTCACTGGACAAACTACTGACTCAGTATGTGATTTGCCATTTTTGTCTTTCACCCAAACAGAGTGGACAAACCTCTGGATATAAGGAGTATCTCTGTCTGATGTCTTTGATTCAAACCCCAAAAGACGGAAACGATAGACGTCATTTCCTTCAGTTGGTCTAATGAAAAGCATTAGGTTCTTCTTTTTCTCTCCAATGTTCTGTTTAGAATGGAGTGGAATGTCTGTCATCCATGTGCACATATTGTTATTTCCTTGTTACTTACTGTTATTGTTGTTTATTTTAAATATTTTACAGTCCTGCAATCATTTTGTCTGTGAATTTTATTGCATCGACCTGGATTCCTTTTATATGGAGGAATGCATCTTGAAGGTCTGAATTGATTTTTTCTTGCTGCAAGACTAGATAGTTCAGCGTGTCTTTACTTATTGGATCTAATTTTGAGACAATCTTTGGAAGAAGTGCAATGTTAGCTAGATAATATTCAGATATCTTTCCAGAAAGATATAGCCCAGCTAACTGGTTGTTCTTTATGATATGCTTCAGGTAGTCTACTGTCCTGCTGAAGTTCAATTCTTTGCATGCAGCAGTGATGTTTTTTGCTGACTTTAGAAAATACTTGTAGATCTTCTTGTATTTTTCTTTTGCTTTTAGGTCTAAGACAAAAGAATAGAAGATGTTCGAATCAGCTATCTTTTCTACTTTTATCCCATTCAAGACGATATATTTGAAATAGCTCATGAAATCAAAAGGATGACTTTGATACACTTTGAAAAGTTTGTCAAAATCATCTTTGTACTTTGAATAGATCCCTTTGCCAGAGATATTAGCTAATGAAACCTGAAAATTCAATGATTTGTCTAAGCTTTTGTCAGTGAAGGCATAGTACTTAGCCAAATCTATTGGTTTTTCAACCTTGAACTTCTGTTTTTCTTTTTCTTCCACGCTTCTTTTTCTCTTTAGCTTTTTCTATCTGCTCTTGTTCTTCCTTGCTCTTTAAATATCCTACTTCATCTATGACTCTTTGGACATTCTTTATGTAGTTAGAAGTATTGAAAAGATATGTATAATGCTGCTTGAATATCAAAAACAAGTCATAGAGCTTCAAATTGTACTGGTTCAAGATCCCATTTATGAATTCTTTGTCTTCTAGCATCTTGAGAAACTCTTGCCTAGAGACTTTGTCAGTTTCATTCTTGTCTGTTATCTTTGGGTATTTTGAACGGATTTTTCGCAGAATGTCAATGTCATCTATAGAATCTACAAACTTGGGAGTATAAAAAAGAAGGTTATCTTCAGATTGGTCACTATCTCCTATTGAATAATAATCTAAGTCATCGTCTTTCACGTTTTCACTGAGGATAATTTTAATAAAATATTATACTAAAAAATAAAAAACTTAACATAAATGGCACGACTCATTCATGTTAAGAACCGAAATATCAGTTTTTGAATCTATAAAGCACTTAATTCATTTGCAGCATGCATTGCTTCAATTATTCGTTTCTCTGACTTCTCTTCAGAAGAAGATTTTACAAGGTCTGAAACTATTGTCCGATCTTCTGACAAGTCAATGACAGTCAAATTTGATGGATTCATGCTGTATTGAAGGACTTTTCCAACTCTTCCACCAAGTCTGTTCTTCAATACTCTCATGTTGATTATTCCATTTTCACGATCTTCTTGCATCTGGAACAATGCAAACAATGCATCACATGTATGTGCAATTCCACGAGACTCAGAGATGTTCTGCATGTCAATGTTCTCATTGTTCATTCCTTCAGTGTTTGACTGGACTGCAGAAATCACTGGACAGCTGAACTTGTATGACAATGCTCTCAATTCCTCTGAGACAGCTAATCCATCTTTATACATGCTGTCTGACCTATGGTTTGGAATGACGAGGTTAAGATAGTCTACGATAACTGCATCAAAGTTCTTTCCAGCTAGTTTCAAGTTTTCAAGATAGATTTCAATGTCTCTAGTCTTTATGCTTCTTGGAGGATATTCTTTGATGAACAGATTAGCTTTAGGGTATTGCTTGTAGAATGCTTTGATCTTGTCGCATGAACTGAACATCGTGTCTTTCAAATGGTTGATGTCATCTTTTGAGATGTGGGCGTCAAACCGTTGAGCATAGACGTCCTGGCTCATCTCGAGTGATATGACAACAACAGAAAGATTCTGCTTTAGAAGATTCACTGCTAAGTTAGACAAGAACAATGATTTTCCCAATCCTGCTTGACCCATGAACAAAAGAAGCATTCTTCCATCTTTGAACAAGCCACCATTCGTATATTCATCAAAGCCTGGCCACAATGTTGGAATCCTTGCTGCAGGATTTGAAATGAACTCCCAGTGCTTTGCCATGTCATCTAAGTCGAAGTAGTCCATTCCAAGGTCTTTTATTCCAAATGAGATCTTGTTTATCTCATCGAACCTTGCTAAGCATTTCTCTAGGACATTCTCAGAATTCTTCTCTATGTCGTCAATGTTGTCCATGATTGACGTATAGACTGCTTGCTTTCTGATGAATTGGCAGAAATTGCTCTCTAATATTTCTTTGTCTACATTGAACTCAAGACCAAGTGACTCATCAATCAAGTCATTTATCTCTGTCAGGCTCATTGATGGGTCATTCTTTACTTCAACATACCGTTTGACTAGAGCTTTAAGAAGCTTAGCATCTGGAATCTTTCCATATTTTTTGAAAAATGATGTCGCTACATTAAAAAGAAAAGACAGATTATTTGTCTTAATCCATCTTTTGTCAAAGTTCTGGCAAATGACATTCATATACTGTTTGTCAACCAGAATCTGCTTAAACAACAATTTTTCTATGATATCACGTGAAAAATCAATATCCATATTGTCGTGCTTTATGAATATAACTTACAAGAAACTGATTCTGAAAGAATTAATTCCAGGAATCGCTGTTTCCACCAATTATTCTCATGTTTGGTGAAGGCTTGCGTGCAATTCTCTTAGACTGCTCCATCAGCATCTTCTGAAGTTTTTCATTCTCTGCTTGGAGCTTCACTACTAAGAAGCTGTTGTTCATTCCTTCTTGCTCATTCTCACGAAGCTTGTTTTTCAGGTCTTCAATCCTGTTAAGATATTCTGAGACATCTTCATTTGCATGGGCCTCAGCTGGCTTGTCAGTGTTGAAGTTGTTGATCAGCTCTTGAAGGTCATTTGATTTCTTCTTCTCTTCTTCAAGCTTTGCCTTCAAGTCATCTACTGTGCCTTTCAGTATTTCATTCTCAGCATTGAGAGCAATGTATTTGTCATGCGCTTCATCTAGCTTCTTCTGAAGGTCTGAAACTACTCCATTTTCATCATATTCGACTACATTTCCAAGATCCTCTTCAATCTGCTTTTCAGCAGCTTCTGCTTGTGGAGTCTCTGGAGCTGTTTCTTGATTTTCAGGAACTTCATTAGTCTCTGTCAAAGATTCTGCAAGTTTTGATTTTTTCTTGTTAGCCATTTTCTATTTCCTCATTGTTTATTTCACTTTCAATAGCATCTAGCTCCTGTGATATTGGAGAAGAATATGCCATTCGTTTTATAGATTCATCATTGAACTTTTCAATAAATGTGTCCCAGATTTGGGAATTTGAAACTAGTTCTTTATAAGTAATTTTTTTGTCAGAATAAGATTTGACAACATATCCACCGCGGACTTCTTCAATGAATCCCATCCTGACAGCATCTTCAATCAAGCCATCATACTTTGCAATTCCATTTGAGAAGTCAATGAACATGTTAGCTGAGAAGCATGGTTTTACGACACGGTTCTTTACGCAGAATGCATTGATTCTGTTTCCTTTGAAATATCCATTGTCATCTTCTTCTTTTTCTTTTCCAGTCAAGAATTCTAGATTGTCTGCTTTGATCAGTAGTTTTGTCATCTGAAGCATGACATGTGATGCATAACGGATTCCTTCACCACCAGGGATGTTCTTCACTTTTGAAGTGAACATTGCTCCTGGATCAGCATATGTGTGGTTGATGATGATCAATGGGCAGTTTGACTGGACAACACGCATCATAAGTCCACGCATCATGTTGTTCTTCAACTTTGGACCTAATCCCATGTCTTGGGCCATTTTGTCTTTTGCAGCGTCTACTATAAGCTTGTCTGCTGCTAGAGCGCCAAAGCTGTCTAGAACGCACAAGATCCTTGGCTCATCATTGTTAGCAGGATCTTTCTTCCATTCATCTGCTGCTTGGACAAGAGAATCATACAATTGGAGAATCTTCACTGCACAGTCTTCAATAGAATGGACAGTGATATGCTCAATCTGCTCTAAGTTGACTCCCTGGTTCTCAATATATTGGAAAAGGCCACCGCCTTCAGAGTCAAAATAATAGACTGCCTGGAAATTTTTGTTCTTTAATGCATCTACGATCGCATTTGCTGCTAGAAGTGACTTTCCAGATCCGCTTTCACCATATATTGTGCTGATTCTTCCTAATGGGAATCCTTTATGGATATCACCCGTCAAAACTCTGTTTATTGCATAAGATCCAGAATCAAGGTATTCTGTGACTTTTACCATCGATGATTCTGCTGCATCTGTTGATCCGACTGATTTTCTAAATGCTTTTCTAATATCTGATAATTTAGCCATGCTTTACAATATTTAAAATATTTTACCGTTGAAGTTGTGTATTTTTAAATGCTGATTTCTTTTCAAGGTTCCGATAATATTTCCTGATAGCCATATAGAACACCCCTATGCATAGAAGCATTATATTCTTTTCAGCTTTTTTCTTGTATTTTTTCTTTACGTTCTTGCATAGTTTGATGACTTGGTTCTCAGTAGCCCATGGGCATTCACCGGAGTCTTTTACATAGTAGAAAGTGTCTATCAGTGCATTGTCTAGCTGCAGCTTAGACATCTTTTTGAACAAATCATGGTCATTTTTGAACTTTGGAAAGATGCTGTGCTTGTAATAACGGTTTATAGTGCTTAGCATCTTTCCAAGATTGATGTTGTTATGGTAGTTTCCAGTGCATCTTTCAATGATGTTGAAAAGAATCCTGATGAAAGACTTCTCATTGACTTCATTGAATATGACTTCTGTCTTGTTGTCTATATGGTGGTCTTTGCACACTTCAAGAAAATACTTCAAAGCTTTGTTTTCTTTCTGGTAGTCTCTGAAGTAGAAAGTCTGGAACTTGTTAGTGTCTGTCAGGAATGCTATGTTGAAGACATTCTCAGGAGAGCTGCTTGTCAATGAATACCGTTGGCTTATGAACAGAAATTTGACATGGTCGACAAACTGCATCTTGTTAGATACAGGATCAATTATCAGCTTGTCTTTCTTTATTTTTCTTGATTGCCTATGCTTTTCTGCCATTTATGCTCCATAGTCCATTTTGGACTAGATAAAGTTTCATTGAAGCTGAGCTTAATATCATTTTCTTCAGTTTTTCAGCATCTGTGAAGAAATCAACATTGTTCTTTGCTACAACAAAGTCATTTATGTCTTTTTCTTTTGTGTTTTCATCAAACCATTTGAAATATTTGAAGTCTGTTGGATGCTCTACAATGCTTTTCTTCATTGCAGTCAGTCCTGGCTTGTCATTGTCGAAGCTCAAGCATATCTGGTGTTTTGGATATCTGCTTGAAATGATTTCTTTCTGAAGCTTTGTCAAGCTTTTTCCACCAATGCACACTCCATTCTTGACAAACAATGAATCATAGACTCCTTCAAAGCAGATGATGTATGGAAAAGACAGATCAATGTTGTCTAGTCCATAGATCAGTTTCTCACTGTCCTTTGGAAAGATGTATTTTCTGTTCAATTTGTCATGGTGCTCAAAGTCATTTATCTGCCAGTAAGCATCGACTGAGTTTATCTTCCATGGAATAAGAATGTATTCATTCTGTTCTTTGTCATATACTGAATAGAGCTTGTCTGTAAGAAATGGAGCTTTTGTCACAAGCCTTCTGTCAAGATACACCCTAGCATTCTCTGACAAGTCATTCTTCCAAGTTGGCTTTATGATAGAATGAAGCTGGTTGATGTATGAAATCCCAGAAAGATTTTCATCAACCGCTTGCTTTATTGGAGACTGGACCGCTTTTCCTAAGTTCTTCAGCTTCAACTCTCGATATTCTTGCTTTATGTCATCGAATGAACTTCCAGACAAAGTCTTAAGAAGTTGCATTCCACTCATAGAGACATCACAGTTGAAGCAATGATATACTCCTTTGTCTATTGAATAGTTTCCTCTTTTCTTCGACAAGTTCTTCTTAGAATCTCCACAGATTGGACATCTTGTGACTATAGACGATCCTTGACGTTTCTTCCCAATTGGAAGAAACGTCCATATCTTTTCTGCCAAGAATTCTTTTAAGTCATCATCCATTCTACAATTCTAAGATCTTTTTCAATCCTTTAAATAATTTATCTACTTCTTTAGTCTTTATGATGACAAAATCTACAATATGCCAGTCTTTTCCAGAAACAGATGCAAATTTTGACTTTTCTAAGTCATATGTCAAGACAAAGTCAAATTTCCTTGTGGCTGGTTTTACGACTGACCTTTGCACTGATCTGAATTTTTCAATCAATGGTGGCCATGAAGTGCAGATCAAAAGGCGGCCTTTTCCAATGTCTACCAATGCAATTGTTAATTTTAAAAAAGAAGATAGTCCTTCTGACGTATGCTTTAGCGTAGATAGAATAGAAAGATCTGCATCGTCAGAAGGAAAAAGCTTCTTAAGGTTCTTGAATATGTCTCTTTTGTCCATCATCAATTAGCAAGAAGGCTCGTATAAATAGTGAACTTGTACTTAGAATCATTCTTTCCAGTTTCTTGGATAGTGTTCATTAAGACATTTTTATCCATAAGCTGGATCTTGATTTCATCAGATGGAATAATGTTGAAAAGCGCTAACCTGTCAAAGTTGATGATCAGCTTCCTGTTTTCAATTGATCCTGAAGTGACAAGCCCAATCTTCAGTGTCATTGTATTGTTCAATGCATCATTGTCATTTCCAATTCTTGCATAGACGACATTGTTCTCCATGTCTTTGTCCATCTCAAGATAGATCCTTGAAAGTGTTGGATCATTAGTGATGTATGAATGCTGATTGATGTATTTTATCTGGTTCGATGATGTCACAAACTCAAACACCGGAGTAAGAACTGTCTTGATCTTCTGAGCAATGCTGTTTACGATGATGTCTTCTTTCATCGTAATGTATTTTGTCTTGAACTTCTTAGACTCAATCTTTATGAAAGGCTGGTCGAAGAAAATATTAATGTCTTCACCATCGTTTTCATGGACTTCCAACGCTGTTCCAATAATTTTAATGAACATTGAAATGTCGTTTAAGCAGAACTCTATGTCAGCATCAGAATATACTGAATCTGTAAAGAATTCTCCACGGGCAAATGAATTCTTGCCATATATAGTCAATCCTTCACTGCTTACCTGGAATTTTGCTTCATTTGCTAATTTGTTGAATGATTTCAATGAATTTGAAAACAGCTTCAAATCACGAATTTTAATACTTTGTTTTGCCATTTTGATCTTTCTATTTAATAAATAATATACATTGAAAAGTAATTAGAAGATATATGGAAATCAGAAGCTACAATAGAGAGTTGCATTTTGCTAATGCTCTTTTTAAA